CTTACCGGACGCAAAAAGAATGTGATTCTGACCTCCAACAGCAAGGACAATGCGGTGCGCCTGCTCGATCCCTACCGAGCCAATCTCGAAGCCAACGGACGCATCATGGCATACTACGGCAAACAGGAAATGCCGGGCTCATGGACCGAGGATGAATTCACCACCAAAGGGAAGGTCTCTTTCCGCGCACTGGGTGCCGGGCAGTCACCGCGTGGCTCGCGTAACGAGGCCATACGTCCCGACGTGCTGCTGGTCGATGACTTTGATACGGACGAGGACACCAAGAATCCGGACATCATCCAGAAGCGTTGGGACTGGTGGGAAAATGCACTGTACCCCACACGGTCCATTTCCGAACCTACACTGGTCATCTTCTGCGGCAACATCATTGCCAAGGACTGCTGCGTGGTGAGGGCGGGCGAAATGGCCGACTCATGGGACATCGTGAACATCCGCGACAAAAACGGATTTTCCACATGGCCGGAAAAGAACTCGGAAGAGGACATCGACCGCACACTGTCCAAAATATCCAAAAAGGCGGCACAGGGTGAATATTACAACAACCCCATTTCCGAGGGCGAGGTCTTCGAGAACATTTCATACGGCAAGGTACCGCCTCTCTCCAAATTCAAGTTCCTCGTGGCGTATGGCGACCCGGCACCGGGCGAAAGCAAGGGGAAGAAAGGGAAATCCTTCAAGACGGTTTCGCTTTGTGGCAAATTGGGCACCAGGCTCTATGTCATCAAGACTTTCCTGGCACAGGCACTCAATGCGGAGTTCATTGACTGGTATGTCCGGATGCTTGATTTTGTCGGGGGAAAGACCAATGTTTATTGCTACATGGAAAACAACAAACTGCAGGACCCTTTCTTCCAGCAGGTGTTCAAACCGCTGGTGGCAAAGGTGCGACGGGAACAGAAGATTGCACTGTTCATCCGGGGCGACGAGGAGAAGAAGACGGACAAGGCTACACGTATCGAAGCCAACCTTGAACCGCTCAACCGCGAAGGGAACCTTATCCTCAACGAGGCTGAACGGGACAACCCGCACATGAAGGAACTGGAGGACCAGTTCAAGTTGTTCACCTTGACCATGCGCTACCCGGCCGACGGACCGGATGCGGTCGAAGGGGCGAACCGCATCATCGACGAACTGATCAGGCGCATCGAACCGCCTGTTTTCCGCTCAAGGAAGGATGTGAGAAAACGGAACAAGAAAAGATTATGACAACTCTAAAATATTAGGACTATGAGCAAATTTGTAGAACTCACCGATTACGATGCAAGTATCCACCGCGACATTCTCGACGCACTGGTGCGCGAAGACGAAACGGTCATTGAAGTATGTGAAGATAGGGCCATTGCCGAAATGCGATGCTACTTGGGCAAACGCTACGACTGCAACAAGATTTTTGCAGCCACCGGCGAGAACCGGAACCAGCTCGTGCTGATGATGGTCATCGACATGGCGGTCTATCACATCTTCTGCATCCACAACCCGCAGAAACTTTCCCAGGTGCGCAAGGACCGATACGAACGGGCTGTGGAATGGATGAAGGCGGTGGCCGACGAGGATATATCAATCGAAGGGGCTCCGCTGCTGCCGGAGGAAGAAAGGGCAGGCAGATCGGATTTCCGCATTCAAAGCAACCGCAAACGTACGAACCACTGGTAAAAAGCAAGCAGTATGAAGAAGAAAAACAGAAAAAACAACAAAGCCGGCATCATCACCGTAGGGGGGAATTTCGCCTTGCCGGGGCAGAAGAAACCGAATGTGATTGTGCTCACACAGCCCAAACGCTTCGGACTGGACATTTCCGACTACATGGTAGCCGTCAAGGCAGCCGAGAATGTCGATTTCTCGCGACGTTACAAACTTTATGACCTCTACGAGGACATTCTGATGGATACCCACCTTTCCTGTGTGCTCGAAAAGCGAAAGAATGCCGTGCTGTGCTCCAACATGGAATTCCGGGTGGACGGGAAGCCCGACGATAAAATCAACGAACAGATACAGTCGCCCTGGTTCAACCGGCTGGTGGGTGACATCCTCGATGCCAAGTTCTGGGGCTTTTCGCTCTGCCAGTTCTACAAGCTGCAGGAATGGGTGGATTACGACCTGGTACCGCGTAAGCATGTGGATCCGGTCAGGGAACTCATCCTGCGGCACCAGACAGACATCACCGGCCATTCCTGGGATGAATATACCGACCTGCTTTTTGTGGGCTCTCCGTCCGATTTGGGACTGTTAGCCAAGGCTGCACCTTGGGTCATCTACAAACGTAACACCACGGGCGACTGGGCACAGTTCTCCGAGGTATTCGGCATGCCTATCCAGGAATATATCTATGATTCCGACGACGACGAGTCACGCCAGCGGGCCATGGAGGATGCGGCCAATGCCGGAAGTCTGGCGCAGTTCTTCCACGCCAAGGACACGGAACTAAAGCTCACGGAAGCCGGCAACAAAACGGGGTCGGCCGATGTATATGAACGCCTCTGCGAACGGTGCAACAATGAAATATCCAAACTGATACTGGGCAATACGCTGACCACCGAATCGTCCGAAAAAGGCACACAGGCTTTGGGTACGGTTCATAAGAAGGTGGAGGACAAGGTGCTGGAGGCTGACCGGAAATACGTGCTCAATGTGTTAAATTACGACATGACGGACATTCTGCTGCACATGGGCATCAATACTGAAGGGGGTACATTCTGCTTCCCGGAACCGAAGGAAACAGATGCAGGCACCAAAATATCCATCCTTACGCAGCTGAAGAAGAACTTCAACATCCCCATCGACGACGACTATCTCTATGAGGAATTTGGTATCGACAAACCGGCCAACTACGAGCAGTTGAAGGCTGAGCAAAGGGAGGCTGCACAGGCTGCCCAGATTCAAACCCCGAAGAAGGAACCGGAACCAGTAGATAAGGGACAGGATAAAGAACCGACACCACAACAGAAAAAGAACTTCCGAAACTGGCTGAAAGGTTTTTTCGTAAAAGCCCCGGCAGACGGGGCAGCTTTAGACTGGTAGTCGACAGACTGTATGCGGCTGATAATGGCAGCATCTCCATGGAGTTTGATTTTTCTGAGGAAGTGCTGCGGCGTGCCTTGTTGAACATATACAGCAGGGATTTTCATCCAGTAACCGAAATCGAAATCAACCTGTTCAATGAAATATGGGCAAAAATGAACAAGGCGGCAAAGGAAGGGTTCAACAAATCCAAGGCCATTGTTCCGGACGAGGATTTCAAAAACGCCATACTCCAGAACAATGCCGTATTCTCGGCATTCAAGGTACATCGTATGCAGAATGACATGGCACGACTTTTATTGGATTCAAACGGCATTTTAAAACCGTTCGACAAATGGGTACAGGAAGTCTTGCCCATTGCTTCTCATCAAGTCCGCCACTGGCTGCGGACGGAGTATGACACGGCGGTCATCCGGGCGCATCAGGCGGCTGATTGGCAGCAGTTCCTGCGTGAACGTGATATTTTGCCCAACCTCAAATGGCTACCATCCACCTCCATTCATCCGGGGGCTGACCATCGCCCGTTCTGGAATACCGTCCGGTCGATTGATGATCCTTTCTGGAACAACCACCGACCAGGCGACCGTTGGAACTGCAAGTGTGACCTCACGGCCACTGATGAAGAACCTACACCGCTTCCGGACGAAGATGATAAGAACAAGCCCCAGCCCGGGCTGGATAACAACCCGGGGAAAGACGGCAAACTGTTTTCAGACAATCATCCATATCAGGCGGAAGCCCACAAGGGTGCCAAAAAAGCGGTGGATAAACTTATGGCGCGTATTGATGAAATGGTTCAGGAAATGCCGGATTGTCTTACTGGAGAGGAAAAAATGGCCATTGCTCGGAATAATCTCGAAATAGAAAAGGCTCTTAAAATCAAAAAAGGGAAACCTATGGATGTGGATAAGGCGGATAAACAGAATGCGAATCCCAAACACGTGGACGAGTATATTCCAGATCCTAACGGGATATATCGTGATAAAAGGGGGAACCGTTACCGGAAGAACAGCGATTACGATAAAAAACGCGATACCCCATACAGCATCAACTGCCAGACTTGCGCACCGGCATACGCTTTACGGTTGAGGGGATGGGATATTACGGCCAAAGGCAATGTTGCAGGGTCAAAACTTGAATACCTTAGCAATGGGCGTGCTTTTGAAGTCTGGAAAAACATCGACGGTACTCCGGTGCAGCATATAAGTATAAACAACTGGGTTGCACACAAAGGATACCTGAAAATGACGCCTAAAAGATACATGGAGTATTTCAATGAAGTATGCAAGGAAGAAGGCGTGTATGAATTGAGTATCGGTTGGAAAAGCGGGGGCGGACATGCTACAATCCTGCAGCGGTTCGCAGACGGCAAACTAAGGTACATAGAACCCCAAAGCGACAATTCTGCCGGTTCTGGAATGGAATGGAAAGACGTGAAATATTTATGTGAAATAGGAGCTGCGACTTCCCACAGTTGCAGGGGAATCCTGAGAATTGACAATAAATTATTCGATGTATCCTTCCTCGATATTTTCGACACATGAATCGATAATGTCAATAGATAACGGACCGGTTATTTCGGTTGCTTCTTTACCGTCATACAGGTAAACAAAAGGATAACCGGTACAGGAGTCTTCTGGGAACTTGAATACATAGGCTTCCTGGCCTTCATAAATACCAAGGTATTCGAAGGTGTCACCGTATTGCTCAATAAGTGTACGGGCCTCATTCTTTACTTGTTCCGGTATATTCATAACGCATAAAAGGCATATTGGAAGCCTTGGTTGCAAAGTTATAAATTATTCTTGAATTACTAATAATTATGGACATAAAAGATTTTGCAGAACTGATAAAGCGGAAACGTGACAGACTGGACAGCATGATGCGGCGCAAAATGCCGGTCATGGTAGGACGTATGGCCAAAGACCATTTCCAGGATAACTTCCGCCAGGGTGGTTTTGTCAATGGCGGTCTTCACCCTTGGCCAAAATCCAAACGGCTGTCTTCGGGGGGTACCGATGCTGCCAGCAATTACGGCACGCTGCTCTCCGGAAGGAAGCATCTTTTCAAATCGGTCGGATATACACCTGCCGACTACCGGGTAAGGGTGTTCAACGAGGTGGTCTATGCACCCGTCCACAACTGGGGCGGCGAAATCGATGTCACCGTCACAGACCGCATGAGGCGCTTTGCATGGGCCAAGTTCTACAAGGCTTCGGGGAAAAGAAAAAAAGCCGGCACAGGGCAAAAGAAACGCGTTAAACGACGTACCAAACCGAAGGAACTGAATCCACAGGCACAGTTCTGGAGAAACATGGCACTTACCAAGAAAAAGAAACTGCACATCCGCATCCCGCAGCGCCAGTTCATGGGCGAAAGCGAAGAATTGAACAGCCGCATACGGGAGAAGGTGAATCAGGAAATTACCAACATTTTAAACAGCTAAGGATATGGAAGAAGTTTTTATCGCAATCATGGAACAGATTGCACAGGAAATGCCGGAACTCTCGCTCATCGATGAGGACTACGGACAATTGGAAATGGGGGCAGAAGAAGACCAGTACCCGGTCACCTTCCCTTGTGTATTGATTGGAAATACAAGTTCTGACTGGAACGACCTCGGATATGGAGCGCAGAACAGCGAATCCATGCTGACCGTCCGGCTGGCTATTGATTGTTACGACGATACAAGCTACGCATCCGGCACGTATGACAAGGTAAGGGAAAGGCAGCAGCTGGCCGGGAAATTATACAAGTCGCTGCAGTGTCTGCAATGCACGGACAACGCTTCGCCGCTGGTACGCGAGAAAAGCCGTTCGTATGCCATGCCACATTATATCAAGGTTTATGAAATGACGTTCTCGTTTACACTGCACGATGAATCGGCCATGCCGTCATCTTACGGGGAATAGCTCAAGCTGGGCAGCGGTTAGGCGGGGGGCTTTCACCTTGGGAACAGGCTTCAGGTTGTAGTCTGTTCCCTCACGTGATTTCCGGCGGATGATGGTCATGATACGCTCCTCGGATATAAAGAATTCACGCTCCGACAACACTTTTAAAGCATCGTCGAACCGCAACCGCTGTATTTCTGTCCAATAGTAGTAACGGCGGCACAGTGCCTCGTCACGCAGCTTAATCAATTCTTTATCCCGTCCTTTGCCCATATATTTTATTTCTCTTACAAAAATAACTGATTTCCATCTATTTTAAGAACAAAAGCGCCGCAATTATAACAACTGCGGCGCTTTCTGTTTACAGGGTTAACGGGTTTCGGCTACAAACGGCAGAAACTGGGTTCAATGCGGGTCCATACACCGTTTTCAGGGTTCCGGCGACTGAAGTAGTAGTTGGTGGCATTGCGCTGCACCACATTGGCTTCCTTGAACAGGCGCATGATGTCTGCGTACTCTTCATCGAACTTGTCTTCCAGTTCGTAGAGCTTCGAAATACTCTTGTAGTCCAAGTCGCCCATCTTGTTGCGCTTCAGCAGGGTCATGGCCATCTGATACATCGGATCATCAGAACCTTTCTCACTGTTCTGCATGTAGCGCTTCAGGTAGTCAATCAGACGGTCGGCTGCCATGTCGGCTCGTTCATCGAAGCCTTTCACCTTGTTGCTTTTCACCTCCAGACGGAAGTCACCGTCCGTAATGGTGTAGCTGCGCTGTTCGTCGCTTTTCACCTGGCCGTATTCCTTCATCACTTGGGTAAAGGCATCCACCTCTTGCTCCAGCCACCTGCGGAAGCCGGTAACGGCATTTACCATCTCAAGGACGTTCTCCTTTACTTCGTGCATAAACTCACCGCGTAATGCCTCGTAAGTTTCACGACGGGCAATGCGGTCTTCTTTCTCTTCTTGCTGCAGCTGGGCCATGAGGGCTGCTCGCTGTTCTTTACTCAGGGACTTGATGTCCACACTTTGGTTGTTCTTTTCCATGTTTAAACCATTTTGAATGTTTATCACTTGTTTTTTATTCTTCCTCACCATCCTGCTTTTCTGGTTCATCGTCTATCAGCATGGCTTCACCGTTGGCATACGCCCAGTCGGCCAGCTCGTTGAAAAACTCGGCTGCATCCTGGTTCTCCAGATCGGATGTCGTAAGAGTCACGTCTTTTCTTATGCGCTCAAGCGCTTCATGTGCTTTTTTATCCATATTGTTCTATTTATCGGTTAAACCTCCTTTTCGTTGGATAGCCCGCAGTTTGATGGCCAGGTGTTCCAGCTCCGCTGTACTAATCTGAACAAAGGGCTTGCCGGCTATCCGGGGGTTGTTGCAGAATTCGTTCACCCGGTTCCAATCGGTGGTGTCAATCCCCAACTGTTGCATCAGCTTCAGACATACGCTGCGTTTCCGCCGCAGTTCCTCGCGAAGTTTCTGTCGCCATTCATCCTGCCCGGTTAGTTTCTCCAAGGCGCTGCAGCAGGCTTCATATTCCTTGGATGTCATTTCACGGAGGCTTTCCGTACGGTCCCACGTGTACTGCAGAACGATTTGCTTCTTTAGCCCTTCCCGGTCTCCTGTACAGGGCAGCTTGTTGAACAATGCGTAGAACCGGGCGAAATTTGTCACTTCCTGTGCCATCTTTATTGTATTAGTCTATTAATAATTGGAATCCTTTTTCTGTAATATACATATCCTCACATTCTATCCACGGTTCTCTCAAATCATCATCTTCTTCTTTAGAATCCGGGAAATTCAAACGAAAGCTGTCTTCAAGATTGCGATCTATTTGCTCCTCTATGTCAGCAATACTTACATCTTCAGGAACTGTTCCTCTAAACTTTACAAGTACCGTAATTTCTTTTGCCATAATTCAAAAACTTAAAGGTTATTCAAACAATACTTTAATGCCACACGAACTGGCCACGTCAAGTTCCAGCTTGGCTCCCTTGCTCAGTTCCCAGTCCTTCAGCATGTAGATATAGTCACAAGCCAGCAGCAGGGCAATATCGGCCCGCATGTGGGCTTTCCAGTGGGCTTCTTCCGGCAGGCCGTTATTGAATGGGTTTACCGGATCATAGCCCTCAGTTCTCAACAATTCTTCGGCACGTCCGAAGGCTTCCTTGCGCTCTGCCATATCATAGTGGGCAATGGCTCCACTGATATACACTCGCTTGTTTTCGATTTCCTCACCGCGTTGATAAGCCTTGTGGCGTTTCCATCGCTCCGGAATGGCTACGCTGTAATTACACGAACGGCAACAGTAGCCTTCCTCTTTCACGGGAAACGGGTTGTATCCGTAACCCTCCAACTCTTTGCCGCAGATGCAGCAGGTTTTCTTTTGCTCTTCCATCATTTTAAATCTTTAATATGTATTTTACATCCGGGATGCCACATCCGAATACGGTTGGCAAACATGGTATCCGTCGTTTCTATCACTATGTGCCCTTGTGTCTTGGCTCTGCGCAGACGAATGTCTGTTTCTATGTTACATTCCAGCCAGTCTTCCATCACGCCCAAGGCTTCACGACCGGGCAGCAGTATCTGGTACAATTTATTCTCCCATTCCATCATTCAAATAATCCTCCATATTATCGTCCTTCAAGGTTTTAGCAGCACCTTCTTCCCATATCACATAGGGCTCACCGGGCTTTTCCATGAAGCGGCTTTTACACCAGGCCTTGAAGCAGCTCACCATGATTTTCACATCGGCATCATATTCCACCTTGCGGGCGCTTCTGCCTGCCGGATGTGACCCTTCAGCATGGCTGATGAAGATAAACAGTTTCTTGGGGTGGCGCTCCTTAAACTCCTTGTAGGTCTTGTAGTTCAACCCGCCGTACTGAAAACTGTCGATAATCACAATGCCGGGACTGCCCCGGCGCTGCAGACGTTCCTCCAACTGGTCCATCGACTCGCGGTCAAGGATAACCAACCGCTTGCGCACCTCATCCATCTTATGCCGTTTCAGGCTCATCTGGAACGACAAACCGGTACTTTCTTCCAAACTGTCATAAATCACGCGTCCGAAACTGCACAGGTATTTGGCCAGCTGCATCACAAAGCTGCTCTTTCCGTTCCCGCTGGCACCCCAGATAATCCACACGCCACTCTTGGCAGGGTTGCCAATCGAGGCTTGCCAAGCCCCGGTAAATTCATACCGGGGTATCTTCATATTCAGTACCTCACCGGGGCTGTACGCTCTCTTCAGTTTCATGATTACCTCCTTTCAGTTCTTGAATTAAAAGATCGGCATATTCAACGGCAATGGATGCTATTTCTTTTTTACTGCAGTAGATCCCATGCTGTATGGCCAATGTTTTGTTCTCATTTACCAGATGGGGCAGGATTTCTTTCGCTATCTCATATCTGCGCTTCTCCCAGTCTATCTCATTCGCCTTTCTCATTTCTTGATGGATACCTATAACGGCATCCATCGCTTGCATTTCTATTTTTGTTATCATGCCTGCATCCTCCTTAGCTTTTCGATTTCGGTATATACGCGCCGCAAGCCGCCTCCGGTGCTGTGAACAATCTTGGCTATATCAGCACCGTCCGGGGCATTGATTTTGGCCACGATGGCAGCCTGTGCTTTCAGGAACTTTTCGCGTTCCTGCGCATCATCCGGGGTCACCTTGCTGTACGAATCTCCGTAACGGCTCAACATTTCCGTATAGCCCACCTTCTTGCCTTCGATGGCGCGGTTGATCTTCTCCTTCAATCCATCGGCACCCATCATATACCAGGCACAGCAGCGCTCAGTGGCATTCCACAGAGCCTTCAGCTCAAGGAAGGCTTCATACTGCAAGTCGCCGGCTTCGTCCAGGATAACCAGGGGCGTATCAATCGTGCGCAGGTAGGCCACCAGATCCTCATACACGTCGCTGTAGCGTCCGTTACTGGTCACACCGAATTCCTTGGCAATGTAGCGTATCAGCTTCAACTTGGTCTTCACCTGGCTGCAGTCCACATATACGGCGTGCTTGTGCTGCTTCACGTAAGCTTTCGCTGTAAAGGTCTTGCCGATATTGGGCATATCGCACAGGATGGCGCTCAGCCCGCTTCCCTG